GCACGGGACGCCACGGTGGCGATGACACCCCGCGATTTCGCTGCTGTACCAACGGCTTCCGCCTCGGTTCCTGCGATGGTCGCAGTCGTGACGCCGGCCCGCGAGGCGATGAGCTGCTGGTTGCTGCGGATGAGCTGCCGATTCACGGCGATCTCTGCCGCCTTCATCGGCAGGTTCGCGAGCTGTGCCACGTTGGCCGCGAGGACGGCTGCCTTGTAGGCGACGAACCCCGCGATCAGGAACGGCATCGCCTTGGCCAGTAGGTCCGCGTGATCGGCCAGTACGGACATCGCGATCCCGGTCACCGTGAGGGTGTCCGCGAGCCCGGACCCTCCGGCCGAGCCCAGCGACGTCAGGGACGTGCCGATGCTCTTGAGGGCGGCGAACGACTGGCCGAGGTCGGCCGAGGCGTTGAACCCGTTCTTGGCGATGTCGGTGAAGAACGCGTTGACCTTCGGGGCGTACTGCGAGACCAGCACGTTGAGTGCAGGCAACACCTTGTCCCGGAACGCGATGGCGAGCGCCGTGACGCCAGGCAGGAGCGCCGTGCCGATGGTGGCCGAGAGGTTGGCGACGCCGGCCTGGTTGGCACGCATGACGTTCGCCAGGCCCCCGCTGGTCCGGGCGAAATCACCCTGTGCCCGCGCGGAGTCCTTGACGATGATGGCGTTCACGGCGAGCGCCTTGTCCTGAGCCGTGAGCTCCTTCGCAGATCGCTTGTGGGACAGGGCGAGTGCCTCGGTCTCGACCCGCGCGGCGGAGATGTTCGGGATGAGCCGCTGGAGACTGTCCATCTCGCCGCGATAAGCGCTCGCGATGGAGTCGGCGACCGTTGCCACGTCAACGTTTGAGAACGATCCGAGGTCGGCCGCTACCTGCAACGTGGACTTGCTCAGCTTGGTCGCCTGGTCGACGCCGAACCCTAGCTGCCTGAACATGTCGCCAAAGCCCGAGCTTGCCTCGAGGGCCGCCTGCTGCGACAGGCCGAGGTTGCGGTCGGCGGTCTTGGCGAACGCGATGATCGACCCCGCGCCGTCCCCGAAGATGACCTTGGTCTTGCTGGTCGTCTCGTTCAGATCGGATGCCGCTCCCACGGCGGTCTTGAGGTAGCCGGCGACGCCCCGGATCGCTTGCGAGGCAGCAGAGATCGACACGGTCGCCACGGCGACGGCCTTGAGCCGTCCTACGGTCCGAGAGGCCGTGTTGCTGTAGTCGGTGAGCTTCGCTGTCGCGGTGCCGTAGGCGTTGCGGGCGAGCCGGTCGTACTCGTCAACCTTGGCGTTCACCTTCGCCAGGGACTCGCGTGCCTCACGGCCGAGCGCGGCATAGTCCCTCGCGGCGCCCCGGACGGCTTGTGTGTCGACCGACAGCCGAGGCGCCCGCAGCCGGCCCAGCGACCGCACCGCGCCGACGATGCCGGTGAGCTCACGCCGTGCCCGGACAGCGTTGACCGTCACGGAAATCCGCACAGGAACCGCCACCGGTCAACTCCTCTACTGGCTTGCTTGCCTCTGTGCCTCGCGTAGCGCGTCGTACAGCGCGTGCCGGTCGGCGAGCGTCAGGCGGGCGAACTCTTCCGGCGAGATCCACGCGCCGAGGCTGACGACCGCGCCGGCCCACGCGTCTCTGAGTCGTCTTTTCCCATGTCCCGCGGGGACTCCTCGTCATCGGTGCCGGACTCCCAGCCGCAGACGGGGCAGTGCGTCAACGGCTGGTCGGCCTGGTCCTTGGGCTCCGGCGCGAAAGAGTTGTCCATCTCGCCGAGCTTCATCCGCTTGACGGCCTGCCACGCGTCGGCGGTCTTCATGCCCTCGCGCCGCTTGCGTGCCCACAGCAGCGACAGCGTGAGAGTCGTGCCCGTGAGGTCGCCGAGGTCGCGGCCCCAGTAGTCCTCGATGCCGCAGATCTCGAACCCGTCCAGGTCTTGGATCGCTTCCGACAGCCGAGGCTTGGTTTCGTCCGTCTCAGTGGTCTCGTCGCTCATCCCAGTCCGTTCCGCCTCACGTCGTCCGCTACGGCGCGCTCGATCTCGCGTTGCGCGACGTCGGTGAGGACTCGGTCGGCACGGCGCATGAACGGATGCGCGGGCATCCGCCGAGTGCCGTAGGCGACGTACGGCGAGTAGGTAGCGGTAGCGACCACAGACGCCCGTGTCCGGCTCGACTCGGCCCGCACCGACCGGGACAGCCGGCCCGTCCTCCTGGGGGCGCTCAGACGGGCTTGTGCGGCTGCCTGACGGGCGATCGTGGCCATAGCCGGCCGCAGGTCCCCCAACGCGCCCGCGAGCCGCTCCAACGCCCGTACAGCGTCGGAGACATCGACCTCGACGTCCGCCACGTCCTCGGCGCGTGGCTACGCGGTCTCGTCCAGGACGGGCTTGGCGAGGAACTCCCAGGACACCTCGGTGGTGAACCGAGCCGTCGCGGACTTGTTCGCCTCGCCACCCAGCAGGGTCCCGTCAGGCCCGGACATGACCACCGTGCCGGCGAACGTCGGAGTAGTCGCGCCCGGCGTCGTGCCGCCGTTGGGTCGAACGATCACGTCGACCTCGTCACCCGCGCTGTCCCACATCTTGCGCCACAGGGACGCCGAGCTGGTGTCTTGCTTGAGGGTCATCGTCAGGACGTACTTGCGCGCCCCACCGGCGGCGGCGTTCGCGAACGACACGAAGTCGCTGTCGGACTCGGCCGAGTCCACCCGGACGACGCTCACGGCGTCGCTGTAGTCGGTTCCGTCCACCGAGAGCTTCAGCGCTCGGGTGCCAAGTTCCGGCATGTCTTGCTCGCTCTCTCAGCTCTCGATCAGGAATGTCGCGACGGCGCAGTACAGGTCCGTGCCATCGACGGTGGTGATCTGCGGTGTGACGGTTACGGGGGTGGCGCCGGCCTTGGCGCCGATGACGTCGACCAGGTCGACCGCGAGCTCATCCAGGCGTCGCTGTGCCTCGCCCTCCTCCTGGGAGAGTGCGAGGACGAGATCGAACGTCGCCATGCAGGTGGCGAACGTGGACGGCTCCACCTGCCGCAGGACCAGCCACCCGTCACCGGCCTTCGCGACGTTGGGTCGATGCGCGTACACCCGCACGCCCTGGTTGCCCACCGTCAGCGCGCCGTCGAGCGCATCGGCAGTCCGTTGCCGCGTCTGCGCCAGCTCGCCCACTACGCGACCACCCAACGCTTGTGTGGTGCCTCGAGGCGCGCGATCTCCCAGTCGGTCGACCCGACCCGCACGACGGCGACGTCGGAGACCGACAGACCGAGCGGCGACCGGCGCAGCGCGAGCGCCCGCGCGACTCGACGCCGCAGCGCCTCGCCGAGATCGGCCGGCCATTCGTCGTCGTCTTCGGGGACGATGCAGGCCCGGGCTTGGCTGGCGCGCTCGGCCTCGAGGACGCGCGCGACCTCCTCGTCGGACCACGAGGAGATCCCGCAGTCCGCGAGGTAGGTCAACAGGTCATCGACCGTCGGCGCCGGCATCGATCAGGCTCAGGCCGCGTAGTCGATCCGGATCACGTCGGCGGTCCGCGTGACGAACTCCGCGTGGTAACCCCAGATGCCGATGTCCACGGACTTGACGCGGACGTTGAAGTCGAAGCGGCGCGGGGCCGTCGCGAACTGGTAGACCGACGTCGGCACGAACAGGTAGCTGTGGTCGGTGAGCCCGTACGCCGGCACGCCGCTGAGGCCACCGACGGACACCCGACCGAACCCCGTGCTGATCTGCCCGTCGGCGTTGCTGGGCGCGATCAACGGCAGCAGCTTGCGCCCGTCGGCGTCGGCGGCGTTGGCGAGCGCGGTGAACAGGTCCTCGTTCAGCGCGAGCGCGGAGAACCGGTTGCCGCCCCGGCGGAACTGGGCGGCCACGAGCTGCCCGGTGATGCCGTTGACGACGTCCGCGTCGCTGCCGTTGATGTCGACCGGGGTGAGCGTGAGGCCGTCGAGCAGATCGCCGATCTTGGCCTCGAGCTGCTCGAAGTAGCCGGCCGTCATCTCGCGCCACACCAGCGTGTCGATCGCGGGGTTGCCGCCGCGGTCCCACGCCTCGCGGTTGATCTCGGCCTTGCCGGAGATCGCAGCCGGCGTGATCGTCTGGTCGGTGACTGTGAACGATCCGGGGGTCGGCTCGGTGCCCTCGGTGTGGTCGCCCACCAGTCCGGCCGAGGTACCGAACTTCGGGATGGTGAAGGGGTTGCCGTCCGTCAGGGTGCCGCCGGAGACCAGCGAACCCAGCGGGCGCGTGTACCGGAGTTGGTCGACGTAGAGGTCCGGCCTGTTGCCCTTCGGCGACAGCGCGCCGACGTTGCTGGTCGACACGGCGAACGTCGCGGCGAGGTGCTGGTCCAGGCGCGCCTTGGCATCGGCGTCACCCCGGTGCGCGTCCCGCAGGTCGGCCACGAACCCGTACCGGCCCGGCGTCCCGTCGAACCGGTACAGCGGCTCATCCCGCGTCACCGAGGCCATCGGCACCGGCTGCGGCACCGGCCCGTTCGTCGTCGCCGGCTGGTTGCTGGCGAGCGCGAGTGCGATGCTCTCGCCGAGCCGGGCGGCGTCGAGGTTGAGGGTCACCGGCTGCGGGGCGACCTCGGGGTCAGCGGTCACGGCCGCAACTCCTTCTGTAGCAATGGATTCGTCGCTGAGTGCGACGGAGTCGATGAGTGCGCCGCGGAACGCCGGAACCGGCGTCATCGACAGCTCCTTGCCGTCGGCGCGGGCCACGTCGAGGACGCCGTCCTTGCCGAGGCGGGCGTCGTCGGGGCCGATGTCAACCCCGATGCTCAAACCGAGAACCTGGTCACTGGCCAGAACCAGCGCCTCGTCGCCGGCCTCGGTCTTGGAGATCGCGAGCTCGACCTCGAGCCCGCGCTCGGTCCACTGCGAGCTCACAAGGCGCCCGACAGGCTGGGACAGCGAGTGGTACATCAGGACGGGCACCCGTGCGGACCAGCGGACCGAGTCCTTGGCGAACCGGAACTGCCGACCACCTGAGCGCGCGGTCTCCCCAGCGGGCACGGCAACGCCGCGGATGCGCCGAGATACGAGGTCGGCGAACACCAGCTCAGGGCCGGCGGAATCGAGCGTGACGCGCTGCTGCACGCACTACGGGTCGGTCAGACGACCTCGGAATCGGACTCGCCGCTGGTCGCAGCCGGGATGGGTGGCCGGTCCTCGAGTGCCCGGATCTCGGGCTCGGTGTATGCCCCGACCTCGAGCCCGACCTTGTACGTGTTCATCCGGGTCAGGTCGTCGGAGCGCAGGAATCCGGAGAGGTTGAACTTGACGGTGTGGCCTCGAGGCGTGCAATCGGGCAGCGTCAAGCGCTCCTCGAGCGCGTGCATGTACCCGGCGAGGGTCATGTCGATGAACCACTTCCGCCGGTCGATCTGGTTCGAGTAGGTGCGGCTGGTGGTCGAGACGGACAGCTCCTCGGCATCGACCCCGGTGAGCCTGGCGACCTCCAGCACGGCGTGTTGCCGGGCAGCGATCAGCTCCAGCTCCTCCGGAGTCATGCGGTCGGTCTTCTCGACCGTGTAGGCACTCGGCACGTAGGCAGTCCCGCGCTTCTTCCGCGCGGCCCGCCACGCGGTGAGAACCTCGAGGATCGTCTCCTCATCGGGGTCGACCCCGTCAGCCGAGCGGAAGTACGTCGTCGGCTCAGGCTCATCCGCATACAGGGCAGCCGTGGTTTCGAGCTGGAGTAGCGCACGGATCGCACGCGCGCCGGTCCGCAGCAGAGGATCGTTCGGCGAGGTGAAGACGATGACGTCCTCGGCCCGGACCTCGCGCCCGTTCACCCAGATCTCGCGCGTCTCGGGGTCCTGCGACCACCGACCCACGTCGACCCTTTGAACGGCCTGCGGGAAGCCTGCCGAGGTCCGAAGCAGGACCAACCAGAGCGACGTTCCGTCGTAGAGGAGATCCTCGACGGTGCGGGTGATGGTGACTGAGCGCACCAGGCCGATCGGTGCTTCGGGCTGCTGCAACAGTGCGTGATCGACCTGGTCACCGGCCGCGTTCACGGCGTGGATCGGCAGCGTCCCGATGGTGCCGCAGATCAGGTCCCGCGCCCGCTTCACAGCCGGCACGCTCGACGCCTCAGCCCGCGAGATCCGCCCCGTCGCCTCACCGGCGACCAGCGCGTTCCAGGTCGCGAGGTCTTCACCGATCACGCTGAACCGCGCCCGCGCACCGGACTCGGGCGCCGAGGTCGTCTCGGCCATCGCGGCACGCGTCACGGTCGACGGCCGGAAGATGTCGAGGACGCTCACGCCCGAGGTGATCGGGCCTGCCAGCCCGGAATCGGACGCTGACGGGACGACCCTGGGACGGATCTGTCCCAGGCTCAGGCCGCGACGATCAGCCGGCCCGCGCTGGGCGCCGGCATCTGGCGCGCCAGCAGGACGGCCCCAGCAGCCGCGTAGGCGCCGCTGACGGGTGCGCCGACGTCCCGGCGGGCGAACACCCATCCCGAGCCCTTACGCATCCGCGTAGCGCCCGCCACGTGTTCGTCCAGCAGGGACTGCGACCCGTGTCTGAGCCTGAGACCTGCAACCAGGCTGGCGAACGCCTGGCACGCCTCGGACGGGTCGGTGAGCTTCACGGCCCGGTCGCCGGCCGCCGCGCGGATGTCCTGGGCGAGCGCCGCCGTCGGGCTCGAGGCGAACCAACCCAGCTTCCGCGGAGCGATACGCCCGATCAGCTCCGTGAGCTCGACCCGCGCCTCGCTCGGTGAGCTCCAGCTCGCCGCGAGCTCGACCCGCACGACGCCATCACCAGCCATTCCCGCGACCGCGAGCGAGGTATGCCCGTCGGGGCTCACGTCCACGGCAGCGGCCAACCGACCGCGCGCACTGTCGAGGGTGCCTGCCGCGTCGGCGCAGGACTGCCACGCGTCGAGGTCGATGACCGACTCCTCGCGCGCGGCGATCGTCTGGCACAACACCTCTGTCCGGAACTGGGCCGGCGGCAGCGTCCCGCGCAGTCCCTCGACGGCGGCCAGGGTCACGGTGTCGCCGAGCGCCGGCATCCCGTAGGCCCAGCTCCGCGGGTCGTCGATGTCGGCGCCGTCGGGTGCGCTGTACTCGGCGTAGTAGAAGTCCGTCGCCTCGTCGCCGACCTCCTGGTCCTGCGCGCGTCCCTTGGCCTGCAACGCATTCAACACCACCGAGGAGTCATGCTCACCCGCGCTGGAGAGTGCGAACACCAGACCCTCCGGCTGAGCCAACGTCATGGCCGTGATCGCCTGCCACGCCTCCCAGTCGGTCTGCTCGCGCAACTCATCCGCGAGGATCAGCGCGGGCGACAGGCCACGTGAGCGCCTGCTCGCGGACTTCACCAGGTAGCGGCGCCCGTCAGCGAACTCCAGCCGCTCCTTGCCGTTCGCGTGGTACACCTTCGCGGGCTCGAGGACGTCGTCGGCTTCCTCGATGATGTCGCCGGCCCGTAGCCACACCTCGCGTGCGATGTCCACGGTCTGCGCGGTGCCGACGACCAGCCGCACTCGGCGCCGGTAGAGAAAGTAGAGCGCCAGCAGACACGCCAGCTCCGACTTCCCGCACTGGCGCCCGACCACGAGTAGCCCGGTGCGGTAGCGCAGCCGGCCGTCGCGTAGCTCCAGCAGTCGCCGGCCGACCTCGGCCTGCCACGCCAGCAGCGGCCGGCCGATCACCTCGCAGAACGCCTCGAACGCGAACCCGAGCGTCGTGTCCGGCGTCAACGCGCCGAGCGGCGGCGTCGAGATCCGCGGCACCACGTGCCCGCGCACCTCGCCTGTCCCGCCTGCCGCAGCATCCGGCCCGATCGCGCTCACTCACGCGATGTCGAGCCGAATATGCGGAAATCCGAGAGAATCCGCGATCTTGGAGAGGGAGCGGCCAGGGCGAGCGGGCTGGGCGGCTCACCCTGTCGGGAGAATCGCTCGCTACCGGCCTGGCTTACTCGCTGGTCTCGATGGCGTTCAGAACCTCGTCGAGGAACTCGGTCCACTTCTTACCCTCGGGCAGGAACGACGACAGCAGCCAACCGCCCATCACGAAGCAGACGTCGGACAACTCCACAACGCTGACCACGTCGCGGACGGGCGTGTGGTCGGCGAGCGCGGTGAGGAACCTACGGGAGACGTGGGGATCGATATCGGCCCAGGACTCGGTGTCGGCGAAGTGCTTCAGCAGGGCGCTGATCTGCTCATCGTCGGGGCGGCCCTCGTGAATTGCGTGGAGTGCAGCGGCGTCGATCACGACGGCAAGTTCCAACGCTCGCCCCGTGAACTCGTCGCCTCGGTCCGCGATGTTCTTCAGCGCTGCATCGAGCCAGTCGCCCTTGCCGGCGACGGCTGCGCCGTATGCCTTGCGGACGGCGGGTTCCACATCCTGGTCAATTCTCATGTCAGTCCCTCTTGTCCGTGCGCTTCCGGGCCCGGCGCTGCTCCCAGCGCTTCTTCATATCACCAGCCAAAGCGACACCCCCGGTGAGACCCGCGCCGATAGCCAGGATGGACGGCGGGAGGTGCGCCAAGGACGACGCAACGCCCCACGCAGTGGCCCCGACTATCCCGAGAGTGCCGATGTTGTCCGACGACAGCGGACCGCCACGGGGCTCGACCTCGGGACTCGCCGCCTGCCTAGCACGTTCCGCCGCGCCCGAGGTGGGCTGGGGGCGCTTGCGTGCCGGAGCAGACGGCGCCGAGGAGTCCCGACTACCTCCCGCACCTCTTCAAGTGGAGTCCGCGATCGACTTCGCCGTGGCCATCACCTCGTCGGCACCATTACGAGCGGCCTCGATCAGGCCCCGCAGCGTCTCAAGCTCGTCCTTGACGGCGGTGAACCCCTCGATCAGGGACGGCGCGCCAGCGGCGTTGGCGTGGTCCAAGCCCGTATCGGCCTCGGACTCCGCCGCCTGCGTCCCGGCGGTCGCCTCCTCCAGCTTCTCGATCACGTTGTCGAGTGCGCCGATCACATCCTCGATCGCGGACATCTGCTCTCCCCGTTGCCGCTCGCTCCTCCGTGAGGATCGAACCCTACCGAATCGGGCAGCCGATCGTCGCGCATCGTCCCTTGGGCCGGGCGGCACGGCGCCCGAGGCCGCGTGACCCCGGGCGCCACCGATCCGCTAGAGCCGGATGATGTGCCCCTTGCACAGGCCGTACTCGGGGCCCGCCACGGGCTCGTCGCAGCCGTCGATCTCGCACGTGTCGTCGGTGCGTGGCATGTCCTCGATCATCGCCTGGTGCTCGGCGGGCGTGATGCAGTCGGGGCACAGTACGGTGGTGCCGTCGCCGACGGCCTCCCACTCGGTGAAGTCCGCCGACTCCTGATCTGGCGCAGGTCGCCCGCACCGGTCACAGTGCTGCTCGCTCATGCCTCGACCTGCGACCGGTACTCCTCGGCGGCGTCCACGAACCCCTGCCAGTAGGGCTCGCTCATGTCGAGGTCGGGCATCTGCCGGTTGTTCGCCCAGTGGCCGAAGCTGTGCCCGTCCCAGAGCTGGGGCACTTCCTGGTCGACCCAGGTGGAGACGTCGAGCAGCTCCCGCCAGCTCGCGACCTGGACCCAGTCGGCGGCGTCCGCGCGGCCTTGGGCGCGCTGGTTGTCGTCGTACTGCTTGCGGCTGGCGCGCAGCCGCTCGATGTTGTCGTCGGGCATGAGTGTCCTCAAGGAACGGGTGGGGCCTGCCCGGACGGCTTTCCCACCAGTGGTCTCAGTGCCGGGCTATTCGCTCCGGCTTGACCCACGACGACGACATGGGCCGACTGTATCCGAGTGTCGCGGCGTGAACGCCACTCCGATACGAGGACGCCACGAGGACGTGTGACGCCCGATTCCAACGGTGCCAACGAGTTGTGCGAGCTGGACTGCTCCACGTCGAGCACTTACCGGCCGACGAGGATGCCGTCCGCCTCGAGCGCCGCGCGCACGCTGACCGGTAGCGCGCCGAGCGCGAGCTCGTGGTCGAGCTCGTGGGGCAGCCGGCCGATCCGGCCCGCGTAGGCGCCCTCGGCGACGAGATGCTGTTGCGCGACGTCGTGCAACATCGCACCCGCGAGCTCCGGGTCGGCCCGGAAGCGCGCCATCCACTCGTCGGTGGTAGGGAACCGGAACGTGCCGGCGAGGAGCTGCCGCTGTAGCAGCGTCACGCGTTCCTGCCGCCCCTCGTCGCGCTGCACGCTGCGCACGTGCTCCGCGTGGTCGTCCCAGACGAGCTGCTCGCGCATGCCCGGGATGGACACTTGCCCACACGCGCAGCGGACCCAGAACGTGCCCCCGGCGCGCAGCAGCTCCACCCTCCGGTGTCCCTCGGGTGCCTCGGCGACCTCGTGCACTTCGCCCGAGCTGGCAAGCGCGGTGCGCAGCCTCGCCACGTGCGCCGCCGGGCGCAGGTCGTCCAACCGGACCTTGCCCTGGGTTCGCGCTCGGGTGCGCTCGCGTTGCGATTCGGCGGTCTTGCGGCAGGCGTGGCACTCCAGCCGCCGACCTCGATGCCAGGCGAACGCCGGCCCGGGCTTCATCTGCTGGCAGGTCCGGCACTCGTACGTGATCTTGAGTGCCTGGATCTGGTCCTTCACCGAGGACTCGGTCCGCCCGAGGCGACGCGCACACTCGGCACGGCTCACGTCCGCCCGCCGTAGCCGGATCAACTCCTCGACCTCGGCGGTCGTCCAGTCCGGGGCGTTGAACGTGGCCTGCAACTCGACCACCCGCCGTTTGGTGGCGCGCGGCGTGCGACCCAACGCGGCGGCGACCTCGGCCACGCTGGCACCCTGGCGCCGCATCTCGACCAGCCGGGCGACCTCGGCACTGGTCCACGGCCGCGCGGGAGGCGCCACCGGCCCGCGTAAGAGCCTGACGCGCATCTCCACGGCCCCAGCGGTCCGCCCGAGTTTCTGGCCCGCCTGCGCGGTCGTCAGGCCCTCGCCGAGCAACCGGACCAGCTCGCGCTCCTCGTCTTCGCTCCAGCGCTCGCCCACCACGCGAGGGCATCGGCACCACGTCCCCCCGACTGCGCTCCCGCTGTGCTCCTGCTGGGGAACGGCCGATGCAGCGTGAGTTGTCTCTTGTTCTGCTGCGGCGTGGGCATCGCAATCCGCGTCACCGGTCGGGACACGGGGACGCGGGGTCTGACGGCCCGCCGCGCGGTTGCTTGCCCCGCACTGCGGGCCGTCGCCTATCTCTGGCCAGAACGACGGCCCTACTCCGGCCGGCTACTCGGCCGGCTGGTTCAGCCTCGCCAGCTTCTGCGCGTGACGCATCCGTAGCCCAGCCTCGCGCCGTGCCCTCAGAACGTCCCGCAGCTCCCGCTGACGCGCCTTGCGCGCTTGCGCCTCCACGGCCCACGCTGGCAGCTCGACCGGCCGCACGCCCTCCACGTCTTCCGGCTCGCGCATGGCCGCTGCATCGGCCATCCCCGCTGCACAACGGCATCACTGGCTGCCACGCCTTCGGCGCGGCATTTCACCGGCACTTCGTGCCGGCGACCAGAACACCGCTCAGGACGTGGCCGTGGCCCACAGGGCCACGTCCCCGTCCGCCGCTCGTTCTGGACTCCCCGGCGGTGACGCCTGCGGCGCCATGGCTTATCAGCTAAGCCTCGATCCGTGGGCCGGGGTCGTTGCTGACGGGCTAACCACCTGGTGATCTTGGTGTGGTGGGTGGGCGTGGCCGTTCGGCTG